ACGAAGATTAATGTAGCGCTAGATAATAGCGTTAGATAGGAGGAATATATGGCAGAATGGTCAAATGCAACCATGACTGATGTCGGTGCGGACCTTCAAGCGAAGGTAAATGCAGGCAAAACTAAATTGACATTCACTAAAATCAAAGTCGGTAGTGGTGTTAATGCAACGAATCCATTGGCACTAACTGATGTAATCTCCTCTAAATGGGAGACTACTAATTTCGTAGTTAAACAAGAAGGTAAAATCGTAAGCGTAGATACCTTTATAACTAATACTGGCATACATGAAGCTTTCCGAATGTCTGAAATTGGACTATTTGCACAAGATCCTGATAAAGGCGAAATATTGTATGCATACCTTACGGACCCTGAACCGGACAGAATGCCGGCAGAAGGTGGTTCGGTAGTTGTATCTCAAGAATTAACCATCGGAATGGTATTTAGTAATACGGGGAATGTATCGCTAACTGTTAACATGGGGGCATTAGTAACGCATGAACAGCTTGAAAGACATAACTCCGATGAACATGCACATAACGATCGATTCAATGCTATTATTCAACAAGTAAATAACATGATTACTAGCGTAGATGATAGCGATTCATTAGCAAAAGCACCTACTTTACAACTTGTGAAAACCATTTTGAGCGGACTAAGCATCAAAAACGCAACCGATGTAGTCAATGCCTTGGAAAGTGAGAAAGCAACAGGCCTTGGAATCAGATATGATTTCAGTAATGTAAATGCGTGGTATATCTGTTTGGGCAAGCTGTTTGGGAATTTAATTATCCAAGGGGGAAGAAAATTAAATTTAACCATTTATGATGGTAAAAAATATGATGTTCAATTTCCTATTGCATATGCAAAAGAATGTATTGGTGTGTTACAAACATTAGAATGGCCTACTGCTATTGGTGGGGCATCAGTTGCTTACACCGATAAAAGAACTACTACTGGTTATACAATCGTTGCTGATGCATCTAGCGCAGCATATAATAGTGATTTATTTTATATTGCGTTCGGAATTTAGCCAAGGGGGAAAAGTAAATATTATTGTAGGGCGTAATATTTACAATGATGATACCGTATACCCTATTGCATTTAATAATCTCCCATCAGTTAATATTATTAATATTGCTGATACATTAGACCAAGATGGCTGGGTAACTAGCGCAATTAAATCTATCACAAATTTAAAATTCACCTATATAACTGCACAAAATAGTGTAACTGGTATTAGTTGGATTGCTATTGGTAATTAACCAAGGGAGATATGAATGTAATACAGAGTACTGGGTATATCCAATCAAACTGACTAAATGTCTTGGATTTAGTTGTGTAGACCAAGGTATTGGCCGTAAAGCGTTTAGCATAGATGATATGAATGGCGAAAAAGCACACGTTGTAGGGGCTTCAAGCGGTGTTATTCCTCGTGTTATGGTTGTTGGAACTATTTAACCAAGGGGGAAAACAAAAGGTTGGAGAGCAAAAGCAATCAGATCCTAACAATTTAGAAACAACAACAAATAAAGTTATATTTCCTATTGCTTTTACGAGCAATCATGTATTCCATACATTTGGTATTATTGCTAGTGATACATCAATATTTTGGGGAAATTCAGGAGCAAGTACTATCACAAGAAGAATATCTAAAATAGATATGCGATATGAAGTACATTCTAGTTATCAAACAATGTTGAAAGCAGATTCAATCATTGAATGGTGTGTTATGGGGATTTAAACGCCTAAAGCAATATACCTCATTTTAATTTGTTCTACTACATTAGAATTCTCACTAATTCCTGCTGTAAATCCAGTTAATGTAATCTGACTATCACTAATTGCAATCCGTGATAAATGTCTTAATTCTACTTTATTAATCGCATACGGGTGTATATATAATGGCTTAGATTTAAATGCTATTGGGAAAGTAAACTGCTCTTGCCTTTGTTGACTTCCTATATCGTAATATGCTTGGGTATCATTATCATTTCCCCCTTGGTTATTTAAGCATTTCAATGGCCTTGCGTAATTGTCTAAGTGATTTGTGAGTGTATACGCCGTCAGTAACATTAGATGAAGCATGGCCTAACAATAATCGTTTAGCATTATAATTAGCACCTATATCATCTAATCTAGTAGCGAATGAATGGCGGCAATCGTGGGGCGTGTGTTTAGCATTGACGGATTTCATGGCTAATTTAAAGGAGTTTGAAAGGGAAACATAATTTCTTTCCTCTATGATCCATTTATTGGTCAATCGAGATTCAATAAATGGCCATATGCGATGATGAATGGGAATGATGCGGATACCTGCTTTAGTCTTGCTTGATGTAACTTTTAAATAATGTTGTTTTCGATTGATGTCAGTGCTTTTAAGATTAATTAATTCACTAGCACGCATTCCAGTGTATAAGAGTATTAAGGGCAATTCTGCATTGATACTCCATAAGCGGTTAATTTGATTTGTGGTGAATACCTTGCGTGGGCGTTTAGGGGTATTGTGGCCAATATTCAAATATTGACTGTATGACTTTGAGCACCAGTCATTAATAATTGCAAATGAATATAATTGATTAAGTAAAGAGCGAACTTTCTTACATGATGAATAAGAGAGTCCGCTCTTTAGCATATTAGATATTATATTTTGCAACTCCATATATGTGATTTCGTTGATAGGGCGGTGAGATATTGATGATACATGATGATAAGCACATTCATATCCTTTCATGGTGTGTGATGAGACATTTAATGAATGTAACTCTAACCATGAATGATATACATCGTTTAACGTATGAGCATTGTTTAATGCCTCATTAGCCTCATTATAAGAGGAATAATAACCTACAACTTTATATGCTACATAGGGGCGTTCATGAGCCCCTTTTAATTTCTTAATTAATTTCATAGTAACCTCCAAGAAAGGACAATAAACAACATGTATGTATTTGTATTAGATGAGCGTGGTGTTCGCCAAACTTCCTACGTTGTAGGTGTTCATGCGGATACTCTTGAAGAAACAGAACAATTAGCCAAACAAACATACCCATCTGCTAACATCGTAACAGGGGATAGTGAAATGCAGGCCCAATTCACAAATGGCAAAGCATATGTAAATGGTTTATTCGTTGATATTCCTGTAACAGTATATGAGCCGACAAAAGCGGAACGTATTGCACAAATCCGTAAGTATTATGACGAACGATTTGCAACGCTAGACCAAGCATTACTACGCAAACGGTTGGCTAATGTGCCATATGATGATTTACAAGAACAATTTAAGAAACTCAATGACGAAATGGTAGCTAAGATCAAGGAGGTCAAATAATGGATAACTACGAAATCAAATCTGATGTACCAGTGATGCGCTTTTGTGAATACTGTTGGGCGACTTTGAACGAAGACGGTACATGTCCAACAGAAGGATGTGTGCACAATGATTTAATGGCTTTAGATGAAGAATCATAAGGGCATGGGGGGAGTGAATGGATATTCTTAATGATATTTTAATTATGCTCATAAGTGGGGTATCGCATGAACATTTAGTTAGTATGGGAGTAGTGATTATTCTAACCACTACCTTATTGTTTTGGGGCTCCATTCAGCGAATTGCTGCAGAAGTGTTGCGATATAACAAGGATAATCACAGGCCTAATAATCCTATTACATTACTAACAACGCTAACCTGGTATGGTTGGGGAAAAGGTCAGTATGTTGATGAAGCCACAGGCGAACGGCGTAGATATTTAATGAGTGAGCGCCTTAGAGGTGATTTATTAAAGAAACTATGCATACAATATCCGGCATGGATGATACTATCCATAGTATTTATTTCATTACCTGATATTCCTATTCCAAATACAGACCTATTCCTAGACCATATTTTTTCGTATGCGTTTATGTTGATACCATTTTTTGCTGAGTGCTGGTCTATCATTGAAAACTTACGAGAAATGGTGGAAGATGACTTAATTGACATCGGCAAGATATTCCAATATACGATTGAAATTATAAAGGCATGGAGGGGTAATGGATAAGTCAACTATCATTAACTCAATCAAAAAATCATATCAATCTGTAAGGGTGGCTAACTTCCACCCTACGGGTGTTCTTGCTACAAGGGTACTAGTACTAACAATGCTAGTACCTATTTTATTGGTAGTGGTTGAGTACATTATGGTGTTCATTCAAGGGTATGTATCTGATGATATGAATAAACTGATTAATGTAGGGATAAATATCATAGATCATATATTTATTCCGTCAGTATTAACTGCATTAGTTGGGTTCCTTGCATTATGGATTGATAAGGACGGAAACGGAATCCCTGACAAATTAGAAGAACAACCTAAATTACCACCATTACCAAACATGCCAGAAAGGAGTGATAAGAATAAAAAAAGGATTTGATATTTCAGCATGGCAAGAGAACGAAAACGGAACACCTTACTATGATGATTCACACATGCAGCAAGCAAAAGAAGAAGGTAATGAATTTGTAATCATAAAATTAGGTGAAAACTATAACGTTGATGAATTCTTTGAACAACACATCACCGCAGCATTAAGTGCAGGCCTTGAAGTGGGTGTCTATTATTTTAGTCATGCATACGATGAGGCAACAGCCGTGCAAGAGGCTGAATGGGTAATTAATACGCTCAATAGTTATGGATATACTGATTACCATTTGCAAGCTGGTATTTGGTATGACTACGA